TCATATCTGCCAAGTCTGTGGCAAGGACTTTAGAAACGTAGAGTTCTCTATATACCACAAGTTGTTCGCTAGGCGCAACGGCAAACCACACAACAGCACTATAGCTACCGTAGCCATAATCGCAAGAACGAAACTTAACCCAGTTACTAGGTATACGATAAGGTTCAACAACATGAACCCGCCTATCAAACTCAGTAAACGCTGCTCCTTCTTTGATATCCCAATCACCTTCAAGAAGTTGTCTTCTTTGCTGTTCGGGAAGTGAAAGAAGCATTGCTTCGTAATCACCTGCTTCCGCAAGGTATGGGTTATCAGAAAGTCTTGCGGGTATAAATCTTCTTTTGAATAAAGGTTTTCCAGCTTTGCTATGTCCTGCTGGATATCGTAGGACTTCTGTTGTTTCAATATCGGTTGCATCAAAGGCTCTATTATACGGCGAAGGGTCAATGAACATCTTCTTAACCCAATGATGACCTCTGCCGCCGGGGTTGGTCGTAGCCCTCATAAAAATTGGCAAGTCGTTTGCAGTGGACCGTAGACGTGACCGCATGTAATTCCATGCATACGGTGTGGCCCATTGTGTCAACTCGTCAAAGCCTATCCAGCTAAATGCCAGACCCTGATAGCGCAAGACATCCTCATCCCTATCAAGGTAGGACATCCACAACCTTGCACCAGATGGCGCAGTCCACTGCATCTTTCTTTCTGACCACTTTATACCGGGCCAGATTTTCGGGTACAACTCCTGCGACTTAAATATAAGTTCGCGCAACTCCTCTGTGGTGTGTCGCAGCAGAAGCCCACTGAACTGTGGATGCCCCATGTATCGTAAAGGGTCTGCAAGCATAGCATAGCTTTTGCCACCGCCTGCAGAACCACCGTACAAAACTTCTCTTTCACTTGCAGCCAAGAACTCCGTCTGTGGTCCGGGGTTTGGCTTAAACAACACATTAGCATGTTCTTCTATGCTCTGTGTTTTATATGAAACTTCTTCAATCTTAGCTGTTTGCTTTGGAGCCTGTTCTTTGGCTACTGATTTCTTCCGCTTTGGCGATTGCCGTTTTCGCATATTCTGCCCACTTGCGGAGGCTTGCAGCTTGATTCTTACGTCTTCGCTCATTGTTTAACCGTTTCCTCAAACCTACATGCGAGATGTATCTGCCAGTCTGTGTACTCAGCCAATTAGCTACTTCACGGTAGCTGTACTGATTTACGTGCTGTCTAGCTTTCTCTAGCAAATCCAATTCAATTGGTATAGGTTGAAGAATGTCGGGGTCTTCATCATCCTGCTTATATCCGAATGGTACTGTACGTGCAATACGTGGAATAGGTATCCATTCATTTTCTTCTTTGATGTCTGTTGGCTGTGGTAGCTTCCACTTGCCTATACTGCGTGTCATTTGTTTTTGCGGAACAAGCCGCCTTTTCTATAGTCTGTATTACCAAAACGATTTCTTGTAAACAACGCATCAAAGTCACTACCTAATCCACGAATAATACCATCTGCACCACGTGAGCCACCACCGCCTTTAACTTTTGTTGGTGTTTTTGTATTTTTCTTTTTACTCCGACCCTCTGGGGTTGATATCATAGGGACACCCGTGCCACTTCTATAACCTTCTAATTTTTGTCCTTCTTTTAATTTCTGTATATCGCCAGAACCCATAATAAAAACACTTGGATGATTTTTAGTTGCATAATCTCTAAGAGAAGATAATTTTTTATTTTTTTCCTCTCTTATTTTTTCTGACTGTTTTTGTGTTTCAAGTCTTAAATTTTTTCTTTCCTCTGAATTGCTAAAGGCTTTACGGGCTTTATCAGCAAACGCTTTTGTTATTTCTTTGTTTTTTACCATATCTGCTAAAAATGCAGAATAGCCGCCAGCAAAACCACGGCTAGACTTTAAGTCTAAAGCAGTTAGTTGATTTCGTAACATTACACTTTTATTTGAAAGAGATTTAACCGCATTAGACATTGTAGTTAATTTGTCTGGTCCTGTTTTTATAGGAACACCTGTAGTAGCGACTGCTGCTGTTGCACCTAAACCTTTTAAAAAACTTCTACGAGATACTGTTTTTTTATCCGACACTATAGTAATCCTTGAATAGTAATTAAAAAAGTAGCTAAAGCAATAATACCGTATGTAAAAGTAAATTCTTTTCTAGTCATCGTCTTCTTCTATTACAGCTTTAGGTGGCATAAGCATGACGCCACCACTTGCTTCTACCTGCATCTTTTCTGTCTTCACCAAACCTACACGGTCAAGCAGTTCTTTAGCTGCAGACATCTTATCACGAATACCCAGTTCAGTCGGGTCATACAATGCATGTGTCATCGCCATCGCAGCTTTCGGCGCATTACGAGCCATGTACATTTGTGTTGCTTCAAGAATCTCTTCTTTAAGACCTTTAATAATTTCGCCAGTGCTAGAAGTGTCAGCATACCCCGCCAGTTTCTTGGCAGCAACCATGTCACCACCAGCTTCATCAAACAAGACATCCAGAAACTTCTGTTGCCGTTCTGTTAGTTGTCTAGCCATTTACTTGCCTTTGTTTTGACACTTGCCTACAGCACCACAGTTTGCTGGTGTAGGACATCCTTTACACGGTTTAAATTTTTCCATTAGTCCATTAACCCCTTTACAAATTTAGATACATTTGCTGCAGCAATCCTAGCTTTCTCTTCAACGCTATGCGGAAGAAAACTTGTACTTTTTTTCGTTGGTCCTGTTCCTACTACTAACTTACCTTTTCTGGAAGCAGCAATTGTTTTAAGGTTTTTATTGCCCATTAAAATTCACCATTATGCATTGCGTTAGCTAATTTTGTTGCGCGTGATTTTACCTGATTTGCCCACCTGCTGTCAAGCATTTCTTTTGCTGCGGTAGGATAATCTTCTTCGTGAATAGCGTTCCACATCTTTTTAAACTTACACAAGCGTGGCACACCCATATTGAAAGCCATATCCATCAATATAAGCTGACGTACAGAGTCTAACCTGTCCACGCAAGGGTGCGCTTGTAACAGTTCTTCCTCAACAATCTGTACGTCATTTGTTGCTAGATAGACCGCATCAGCTTCGGTGATTCCATATTCATAGATGTGGTCAATAGTAGGAATGTCTAAAGCATCCAACTCTTCCTTGCTAATGCCACGGTCTTCTAGGTTTCGTCCGATACCAATAGTATCAATTCCAAGAGTGTCTTTGTACACTTGTAACTTCAAGCCTTCGTGCTTGATTAACTCTTCAATAAAATGTTCTCTGCGATATTTCATTTTTGTTCATGTCCCATCCACACCGCAAATGCACCAGTCATTGCACCAACTACTGTAGATACAAATGCTGTCTGCTGCGTAGTGGCTTCAGGACCAAGAGCCATGAACCACTGAACTACCTGATAACTCATAAACGTCATCGCCAGCATCATAAGACGTGGCAGTATTTTCCACGCTAGAATCTTTTCCATTGTGTACGTCATTTTTTACCAAAGAATTTTGTAGCTGAACGTACGCCAAAAGAAGCCGCAACGATAACTCCAAGTGAGTACTGATACCATTCAGGCATTTCATTGAGCCTTGCGAAGCCATTACGTACTACATCTTCCATGCCGGGTACAAATGCCAATATCAATGGGATACTGAAAAGAATAGTTAGCCACTCATCTTTCCAAGAATTGGATGAGCCTTTAGCCATCTCCAAATCCCAGTCAATCTCGCCAGTAGCTTTCTTCTGCATTACGATAGCTTCAGCTTCTGCTTTAGCTACACGTGTCTTTGCTTGCGCTTTCTTTTCTTCTACCTTGCCTGACATCCATGTGCCAGCAAGTTCAGCAATAGGCCCAATCAATAAATTAAGCATCACACACCTCTTCTGAACTGAGCAGTTTTCTTTTGTATCTTTTTAGGCTGGCTGACGAACTGCTTACCAGCACGAGTTCCTGCTCTTTTAGCAGCAGTGGTCGCTGCGTACTCTTGCGGCGATAACGCTTTGATGGCAGCGGTAGGAAGATAGCGTTCTCCTGTTTCACTGGA